CTCTTACAGAAAACACTCTACCCAATGGCAGAGCGCTCCAGACTGGTCCGGGAGGAGTACATCCTCTTCTCCTTCCACGGTCTGACTGGGTTCGGCGCCTTGACTGGCGGATTGACAATCGTGTCCCCTACCACGACTGGGATGTCCGCTCGGATTGGTTCACCACAAATTGGTTCGAGGGGGAAGCACTCTGACACGGTCTCAGCCTGCTGCAACGCCGCGACGATTGCATCGACAACACTCACATCGGTACCAAGGTCCTCTGCGATATGCTGCCGAGTCAAGTCATCAACGTCCTCCGGTGCAACAAACTGCTCGGAAATGTCATACCCTTCAAACCACTTCTCGTCTCCAGGTGTCGCAACCAGGCCTCGCCAATTGGCGAAGCATCTGATCACTGCTCTGGAGAGGTCACCCAAAACGGGCGTGAGACGGTCTGTTATGACATAACCGAGTGCCTTGTTATAAAGCACTACATCATCTGGCACTGAAGGATCAGCTGTCGTAAGCAGGAACTTTGCAAGTTGTCGTGGCACATCGGTATATGAACCGATGTCGCCAGACCACGCACTAGGCCACCACCTACTCAAAAACTTGATCCTGTCGCCAACTTTGGCGACATCGGGCTTCAAAGTCAAGCCCAGGCACTCAGATGTCTTTGTGTAAACATCACTTGAAACGTTGCACGTTAAACCATCGTCACCACCATACAAACCGAGTGCCATAAACGCAGCATGTCTCGAAGCCTTGTCAAGGCCTGTGAAACTGCTCCGCCGATAGGCACAGAACGCCACAAAAGCATTGTCGAGTGAATTGAATGCAGAAGTCTCGGGACTCCCAGATAAACGGGAGTAGCCGGTGTCATACTTATGCCCAAAGGCTGTATAGCCAGTGGCCTTATACTGCGACATGTACATCTTGTGGACGTCATCATGGTAACACGGTTTGAAATACCTCTTCAACGTGGCTATCTCAAGATTGCAAAGAAATTCGGAATGGGTTCCGTCAAATTTACTGAAATCAGTCATTGTGACGGTGCTTACGGGTTCCGACCCCACTAAGCGCTGCAGCATGTCAACGACGGCTTGTGATATTTGCCGTGGCGTCTTTGAAAATGCATACCACCGTTGTGTTTTCAGATGATCTGAAAATGCATACAAATAGGTGGAATACCGCATCTTCACGTCGCCATTAAGCGTCGTGATGTTGCGTGGCGCCGCACCCTTAGGGTACGCTTCACGCTTCATAAATGCTTGCACGACCCTAGCGTTGTTCCCAAGCCAGTGCGCATGACGATCTAAAATCGCGCGCTGACTAGGTCGTGCTTGGCGTTCATACACCTCCTCAAAACCAACTGGGTCCGCTTGCTGTGCCATGTCATCGGGTATTAATTCTTCGAGAAATTCACGAACATAACGTTTAAAGGTGCCAGGAGGCTCCTTGTCATTCCGGACATTCGTGAGACGATGAAGAATAGATGCCTTATCATTGGCCATACATCTAGTCGGACAGATAGCTGAGGTGATCCAATTTGTGCGTACAGTATGACCCGCGGAATACACATCTCGCATGCTGGGCTTAACTTCATCCCAGATATGCTCGTGATTTATAACCGTATAAGCTGATCGCTCAGGGCACGTAATTGGTTTGACATGATACGCGCCACCTGGGCCAAGCAGCTCTGGTGCCTCCTTACAACACATTGCCAGTGGAACAGTGTCCACTAGTGGAAAGCATTTCTTACTCCACCATGGATAACGTTCCTTATCGCCGGAACAAGCGCTAAGCGCCGATTGCGTAGTCGCTAAATAGGTCTTAGTTGGATCAAGTTGAACCTTAGTCATGACAGAATATGCCAGACTTGAAGGTAAAGTGCAACAATTTGTCATTCCTGGTCGAGCCACACTCACGTATTCAACCATCGGACCTGTGGTCTTACCCACTCGATCTGATTTGAAGAAACGTGTGCAAACCCATCCATTCCAGATAAACTGTCGTCTTTTCAACTCTGTGCTCGCGCACAGTAACCAAGCGACTGGTCCAAACACTCGGCAGCGGGGAAATAAGCCTACGATGCGCCGGTTGTCATCCCCGGGCATGATGAATTGTTCAACGCTGTAAACCCATGACCCCCACCAGGTCATGGTTGAAACAGTCGTACATTCATAATCCCAGCATTTATGCTGGTATTGCTCACCTCCCTGCACTATCGAGTGCACTTCATTGTTCGCCAACACTTTGTAAGCAACTTCGGTCATCTGGTCGTTAGACGCCGCTTGAGTTGGAACAAACGTGTAACAGATTATGGGATGCCCTTTACGCATAAGTGCAGGCATATGCACATAATAATCAACATCTGTCAATTTGATTCCCGCGCTCTGTGGGAGTTCGTCAAAACGAGCGGGTTGCGTAAGGGTTTTCTCGGTGTAGAAACATCGCGATCCACAGATATTATTCCTGTCATCAGAATGTGAAGGTGACACACTGTAGGTAGTATACCCAGCTTGTGTGAACACATTCGTGATGGCAAGATCTGCAATGTTACGATTTCCTCCAGCATGGGGATGGGAATGTGTGGCGCCATAGTCACGTTTTATGCCAAATGTCATTCTCCTAAAATCTTCCCTCAGTGTATCCTCTTCGAGGATTGAACACCAATGGATGAGAAGGGTATAACACCACGGCCATAACTCCAACAATAAGTAGTCAATTAAGCTAATCGAGAAAAACGCCAATTGCTTTGAAATCAAACAAAGGACATTAACTCGTATCAACCAATTGACCAACCACCAAAACACCCAGCTGAGGACGGCATCTACTGGTACTACGTCAAATTGCCCACCACCAACAATGACACCATAAATGGTTTGCAGCATCTTATAAAAGATGCCATCGAGCAATGTCCACGTCGCGAAGACGCTGAGCATTACTCTCCAAAACAAAGAGTGCCAACACGGAACTGTGATTGTGATCATTGTGAAAC